GACCATGCCGGCTCACTAGCTGGACTTGTGGGGGACATGGCAAAACAGATACTTCACATTGACATGATGCCCTGGCAACAGCATGTACTTGAAGGAATCTTGGCCGTGGATGCCGATCAGAAGTTTGTGCACCGCTCGAGCCTTGTGTCGGTTGCGCGTCAGAACGGTAAAACCACAATCATTCAGGCGTTAATCTTGTTTTGGCTTGTGGAGATGCCGAAGATACGTGGGGGTAAGCAGACCGTCGTATCTGGTGCTCACCGTTTGGATTTGGCTTGCTTGCTCTTTGATGATTTGGCACCAATTCTTGAGGAGTATTACGGCGCCAAGATCGTCAAGTCGTACGGCCGTTATCAGGCCACCATGCCAGACGGCAGCAAGTGGTGGGTCAAAGCATTAAAGCCAAACCAAGGTCACGGTATGAGCATTGATCTAGTAATCGTGGACGAATTGTTTGACGTCAACCCTGACTCGGTTGAAGGCGGTCTGTTGCCGGCACAGCGCGCACGCAAAAATCCTTTGGCGTGTTTCTTCTCCACAGCTGGCACCGAGGAATCTGTGCTTTTTCAACGTTGGCGTGAGGCAGGCATTCGAGCCATTGACAAAGGCGAACCGTCAACGATGTATATGGCGGAATGGTCGCCAGATCCGAGCCTTGACCCGCTGCATCCATCGTCATGGGCGTGGGGTAATCCTGCGCTCGGTTACACCTTGGACATGGACACAATTAGGCAAGAATCCACAAACCCTGATCGGGCATCGTTCTTGCGCGCATCCCTAAACCTTTGGGTGAGTGTTGTGCGCGGATGGATTGAGCCAGGGCGCTGGCCGTCATTGGAATACACAGGTGACGTGCCTAGCGGTGGCGTGGTAGCAATTGAGTCTTCGCTGGACGACTCCCGATACAGCGCTACCAGATGCGTCAACCTGTCAGACGGTCGGGTGCTTGTCACCGTTGCGTTTATTGCCGAGTCAATTACAGAGCTGTGGGACAACGTGCAAGAACTTGCCAAAGACCCCACGATCAGGTTCGCCCTGTCGCCAACCGTGGACGCAACCTGCCCACCGAACATCGAGCGCCGCCGAGTCGTCGTTGGCTACGCCGAACTAGGACGGTTTACACCGCTAGCCAAAAACATGATTGCCGAAGCGCGACTATTGCACACAGGAGAAAAACTGTTAGCCGAACACGTCCAGCGCGCAGTTGCCGTTCGCACCGACAACACAATCGTGCTATCAAGCAAACGATCACCTGGGCCGATTGAGTTAGCGCGCACAATGGTCTGGGGTATCGGCATGTGTGCCCGTCCAGTCAACAGCGGAAAGCCCATGCTTGTCGCGGTAAATAACTAAGATAAACGCGGCGACCGCGCACCTTGCCTTTTGTCGGAATCGGATAAGTCATGCGCGGTTGCCACTTATATGACAAAGTAGGAACATGGCCATCTTTAACAAAACCCGAAAAGCAGCAATAAGCCCAGCGCCTAGCGTGGCAGCTGCGGTCGCTGGCGGTTACACAAGTAACGCGCAAGGCGTAAGCATGATCGGCCAGTACTACAGTTATCAAGAAGGCGAAGCGCGCAATCGCGCGATCAGCGTTCCAACGATCAACCGCGCTCGAGATTTGATGGCCTCGGTAATTGGCTCAATGCCGTTGCGCTCATACAACGAGTTTTGGAACGGCGAAGAAATGGAAAGCATTTACATTGCTCCACGTTCATGGTTGCGCCGACCAGACCCAACCGTGCCATACCAGTTCATCATGTCTTGGACGCTTGACGACCTAATGATGTTTGGACGCGCGTTTTGGTACATCACATCACGCACCGCTGACGGCTACCCTGCCACGTTCACTCGACTGCCTGCCGGCTCAATTACCACTACCGACATGGTTGGCCCTGTTTGGTTCGCACCATCTAAAGAAGTTTATTTTAACGGTGGCATGCTTGACCCAGCAAACCTTGTCCAATTCTTGTCACCTGCGCAAGGCATGATCTACTCGGCACCTGGCGCAATTGAAACCGCTCTTAAACTTGAAGCAGCGCGCAACCGCAACGCATCGTCAAGCATCCCTGCCGGCGTACTTAAGCAAACTGGTGGCGAACCACTTAGCGCGCAAGAACTTGCTGACTTGGCTAGCGCGTTTAACGCCGCTCGAGCAACTAACCAGACTGCAGCGCTTAACGAGTATTTAACATACACGGAAACAAACAGCACACCTGACAAGATGCTTTTAATTGAAGCGTCGCAATATCAGGCGCTTGAAATGTCGCGTCTAGCAAACGTGCCACCGTATTTGGTTGGCGTTGCTACAGGCGCATACTCGTATCAGTCAAGCCAGCAAGCACGCGCAGATCTTTACTTGTTTGGCGTCAAGTTGTATGCCGATGCAATTGCAAGCGCGCTGTCAATGGACAACGTGTTACCGCGCGGAACTTATGTTGAGTTTGACGCAGATGAATACCTAGAAGAAAACTTTATGGCCGACCGCGCAGACGACGAAGTAATTGTTAGAGAAAACACACAAGAGGAGTTAGCAAGATGATCAAACTAATCGCAGGAGAGTTCACGCTTGACGCTGCCAAAGGCGACGCACCACGCCGCACCATCAGCGGAGTAGCCGTTCCATACAACGTGCCGGCAGTAGTCAGCGACGGCACAGCTGTGATCTTTCGCCCAGGCTCATTGCCAGTCGAAGGCAAAGCCCCACGCCTGTTTATGTACCACGACGCAAGCATGCCAGTAGGCGTAGTTACCGAGCGCGCAGAAACCGAAGAAGGCATGATGTTTAGCGCCAAGATCAGCGCAACCAGCCTTGGCAACGATGCCCTTGTTATGGCCATTGACGGCACCATTGACCAAGTATCCGTTGGCGTAAATCCGACCAAGTTCTCGTATGACGAAGAAGGCACAATGATCATCGAGTCAGCCGACTGGATGGAATTGTCCCTAGTTCCGATTGGCGCTTTTGGCGATGCAGCAAACATCACCAAAGTGGCAGCGAGTATCCACCAAGAGCCCGAAGAAGTAGTGTTAAATGAAGAAGTAACCCCAGTAGAGGAGAAACAAAAAATGTCCGAAGTAAACGAAACCGCAGTCGAGGCAACCATTCCTACTGCACCAGTATTTGCACAAGCAAAGCGCAAGTTTGATCTGCCAACCGCAGGTGAATACCTTGCAGCAATGCACATCGGCGGAGAAACATTCCGCAACGTTGCAGCAGCCGCACGCGACTACGCATTGTCAAAGCAAAGCGCATTGCAAGCAGCTGCAGGCGACGTGCTTACAACCGATACACCTGGTCTTTTGCCAGTACCAGTTCTCGGACCAGTATTTGAGGACTTGAACTACATCCGTCCAGTAGTCGCAGCAGTCGGCGCTCGCGCAATGCCAGACGGCGGAAATCAAAAAACCTTTATCCGCCCAACGTGGACGACACACACTTCGGTAGCTGCACAAGCAAACGAACTTGCTGCAGTATCGGCAACCACCCCCGTGATTGCCTCGAACGTGGTCAGCAAGACAACCCTAAGCGGTCAAGTGACCCTCTCCGTACAGGATGTGGACTTCACGAGCCCCGCAGCAATGGAAATCATCTTGCGCGATCTTGCAGGACAATACTTGTTGAAGAGCGATGACGTTGCAGCCGATGCGATTACCGCAGGTGCATCAGCATCAGGTTCAACTTGGACTTACAACAGCACCGACCCATCAACGTTGTTCGCAGCGCTCTACGATGCAGCAACCGACATTCTGACCGCAAGCAACTTCTTGCCTGACCACATTTTTGTCAGCCCGAACGTATGGAAGTTGCTCGGCCAGCAATTGGACGGAGATAAGCGTTCCGTATTCCCATACGCTGGCGCTGCCGGTCTCATGGGCGTAAACGCTGCAGGAACCGCAAACATCACACAGCTCAACACGTTCAACCCATTCGGTTTGAACCTTGTTGCCGATCGCAACTTTGCAAACAACACAATGGTCGTTGCAAAAGCATCAGCAATTGAGTTCTACGAGCAGGTACGTGGCTTGATGTCAGTAGAAGCACCATCCACACTCGGACGCGTGTTCTCCTACTACGGATACGTTGCAACGTTCATCGCAGACAGCGATCTCGTCAAGTCCATCATCGTCAGTCCATAATCGGAAGGTAGGCCCTAGTAATGGCCACCTATTCGGTCACTAACAAGTACCTAATTGACAACTACGCCGTACTGCAACTCCTGACCCCCAGCGAGATTGCAGTCGGCCAGTCAATTACGGTCGCAGGCGTTGACGCCACATTTAACGGCAGCAATCTTGTCGTTCGCGCGTTGCCACAGTATTTGTTTATTGGCGTTGATACAGAAGGCGACCTGCTTTACGACTATCAAGTGCCAATTGCCGATCAGGTGCTTTATGCCAAGACCGCAAGCGATGTCGAGCGTGTCGCCGCGTCTGGCACCGTTTCGTATGACCCTGTTTGCACTTGGGTGACGGCCGCGCAGGTCATGTCTTACCTTGGCATCACCATTGCCAACCCGTCGGACGATTACACGTTGCTCACGCAATCGGTGTCGGCTGGCAACCAGTTCTGTTATCGCAGGCGTCAGGAATCGGGCTATATCGACTCCCTAACGACCTCACCAGGCGGTGACGCCACATTGGGCACTTTGATGTATTGCGCCGCTCTGTGGCGCTCTAGGGGCTCAATAGAGGCAACCTACGCCACGTTTGACGGCATGGGCTCGGCACCACAGCAAAGCCTGACCCCAATCGTCAAGCAGCTGCTTGGCATCCCACGTCCAGCGGTTGCCTAATGTCGTACACAGACCTGTTTAACGAAGCGATTGATGACGTCACCGCGACGCTTACCGCAGTCACTTCTTTGCGCGTTGTCAACGACCCAACCAAACTTGCACCAAATTGCGTGTATTTGGATGCACCAAGTTTCACTACGTTTGCTGGCAACGGCAACATTGTGCGCATGGAGTTTCCGATTAAGGTCATTGGTTCTGGGCCTGCGGGTCTGCCGGTGCTTCGCTCAATTTTGAGCATTGCCGCAACCGTGCTTGGCTCATCAATCATCGTTATGGGTGGCCGTCCGTCAAGCATCGAGATCGGTGGCGCGTTGTACCCGTGCTACGACCTTGAATGCGCTATTCAAGCCCAGACTGCATAATCCACAACTACCTAATACAAATCATCTACTATCAGATCAGAACTTAAGGAGCAAACATGCCAGCATCAACTTACCTATCGAATCCAACCGTTAAAGTCGGCGCCGCAATCGGCTCCATTGTTGACATCACCGACGATGTCGTTAGCGCGACCCTGACGGTCACGGCCGAGGCTTTGGAAGACACGTCGTTTGGCCAGACATCCCGCACCATGACGGCGGGCTTGTTCTCAAATAGTTTGACCCTAACGGTTTTCGCATCATACGCATCAAGCCAGACCTATGCGACATTGTCACCATTGCTTGGCACCAAGTGCACAGTCAAAGTAAACCCAACCAGCGCTGCAGACGGCGCAACAAACCCTGGCTTTATTTTGACCGACACATACCTTGCATCAATTCCTGTTATCAACGCGTCTTTGGGCGAGTTGTCGCAATGGGATATTGAGTTTCAGGGTGGCGTGTACAGCGTTGACGTCACACCGTAATTAACGGCTCCAAGCCGACATAGGAGAACAAATGAAAATCAAGTTGCAGTTAAAGCGCACACCCGACAGCGCTCCAGAGTATTACTACACAAACCTGTTTGTGGTTACAGAATGGGAACGACTAGAACGTCGCAACATTCAACAGCTCTCCTCAAACCCGTTGTACTCGGATTACGCCTGCTGGATGCACACAATTCTTAAGATCAAAGGTGAGCAAGTTGGTGACAACTGGCGCGAATGGTTAAGCAAAAACCCTGACATCGACATTTTGCCGGTACTGGACGAGACAGATCCAAACCCTACGGACGCGGCACCTACCGCCGCCAACTAGCAGAAGTTTTGGTCGCGGTCGGTTGGTGGCCTAGCGACATTGCGTTTGACTCACGAGACTTGGCAACCGTTATTAAAGTGCTTAACGAGGCAAACAAAAAAAGAAGGTAGTCATGCCATACAGAGGTTATGTAGAGCAAGGGCGCGGCATTGAAACGACGGTACAAGTAGTCGGAATTAAAGACGCCCTAAAGACCTTGAACAAAATTGACAAATCTTTGCGTCGAGAAATTACGCGCGATTACAAAATGATTGTGCAAAACGTCGTTGACGATGCGTATCAAGCAATCCCGTTAAAGGAACCATTGAGCGGTTGGTCGCGCAAATGGGCACCTAAGCAATACGAGATTTTCCCTTGGAGCAACAACAACCAGGTCAAAGCAATGATTAACACCAAAAAGGTCAAAGAATACGCAGGGCAAAATGTGAACCTTGCAACCTTTGTGGTTAAGTGGCTCAACCCAGACGCTGGATTGTTTGACTTTTTAACTAACGGCATAATGGGCTCACGTCTTAACGCCAAGTTCGGCCAACCATCCCGAGTAATGTGGAAAGCATGGGAGCGCAACAAGGACGACGTCAATCAACGCATGACCGACCTAGTGAAGCGCGT